CCTACAGTTCCTATATGAATGTACAGATAAGGATAGAGAGAATGAAGAAGCTCAGAAAATATATGATGAATACTTTGAGGCTATGCCGATTGAGTCTATTCAGGGTGCAAGTTACCATAATAAAATATTGTTGGTAGATGAAGCACAGTTACTAGACCACAACACCTTAAGACAGATTATGTCAAGGGTAGCTGAAGGTTCTAAGTTGGTACTAATACTAGACCCATCACAAACGTATGGAGCTAACAGAGGTATGGAAGGCTATAAGAAACTATTACCACATTGTAAAGGTAATGAACATATTAGTTTTGTAGAGCTACAACATATACAAAGATCAGAGTTAACTAAAGTAGTTGATAAGATCTTTTCTTAAAGGAAAGTCACGAACTAAGCGACGAACTAAGCCACGAACTAGGCTACTTGTGTATTGAAACGCAAGGAACAAATATTAAAAAAAAACAAAGGAATATAAATGAGTTTATTAAAATTATTAAAAGCAGAGATACCAGTAAAAGACGTAGAAGTAATTAGAGGAGACTTTTTAGAAGTTATTTTATCTTTAAGTGACACAAAAGCACAGAAAGAAGATGTAGTTGCTTTAGTAAACATTTACGTAGATTACTCAATTCAGTATTTAGATAGAGTAGCTAGAACATTAGAACAAGCAACTTATATGAGAGATACAATGAACCTTATGAACTCTTACTTAGCTGAGGTTATTGCTGAAGCTGGATTACACTATTACAACCAAGAGCAAGGTTTTTCAATTATTGATAAAGCAGTAGCAGTAGCTATTGACAACGAAGGTATCAGTAACTGTGAAGATATTGAGCAAATCATCGAAGACATCGAAGCATCTTACGTAGTAGAAGAGGAGCCTGAAGCTTAGGCTTCGGGACATAATGGTAGCACTAGTAGATGCAGATAGTATTATCTATAGGGTAATATGTTCGATAGAAGATAAAGTCGTATGGAATCAAGCAGATATTGAGTTAGATCCTACAATAGAACCTGATGTAAGTTACACATCTAACTTCGATCAGTGTAAACAAACATTTGAAGAATCAGTAGAAAGTATATTACACTATACAGGATGTGAAGATATTAAATTGGTATTTACAGGTAAGAATAACTTTAGATACAAGAATCCTTTAGGGTACAAACAAAATAGAAAAGATGTTAGAAAACCCTTAAACTACCAAGAGTTAATGGACTATGTATTTGAGAAATACCCTAATAGTATTATGTGTGAAGATTATGAAGCAGATGACTATGTTGTGTATATCAAAACTAAATACCCTGACGACTACCTACTATGTGCTATTGACAAAGATGTGTTATACCAAACAGAGGGTACACATTACAACTTCAACACAGGCGAAGAGATTTGGGTATCACCTTTAGAAGCTATTAGGTTTGCTTACTTCCAAACACTTACAGGTGACGTAACTGATGGTTACAAAGGTTGCCCAGGGATTGGTAAAGTTAAAGCAGAGAAAATACTAGAACAAGCTGAAACAGAATACCAAGAAGAAGGTGGTAACCAAGAACAGTTGTATTGGAAGTATATAGTTGAAGCGTACGAAAGCAAGGGACTTACTGAGGAAGATGCTATAAATACAATGAGGTTAGCTAATATGCACCAGCTAGTAAAAGTAGGTAAGATTGAACTTTGGTCTCCTACTTTCGATGAAACGACCCTATAGAATAAAGTCAAATTTATACTATAAAGATACTTAAAGTATACTTAAAGATACTTAAAGATTCTTTAAGTTACTTAAAGGATACTAAAATATACTTAAGGAGAGTTAGTATGAAAGTACTTAATAATATACAGTTAGAGGCTATCTTAGATAGTCTTAAGGCAAAGTTCCCTAATAAACTACCTACCAAAACTACAACCGAAGTTGAATTAGCTAGATTACAAGGACAACAAGACGTAATAACAATAGTCACAGCTCTCCTTGAGAAAGACAAAGGAAAGTAATGTTACTCGAGTTATATACAAAAGAAAATATAGGTAATCTAACCGACATAAGAGTCGCTAAGTTACTAGACGATTACTTTAGAGAAGTTCATAGAGACAACTACCACCAACCAACCCCTAACGAAATGTTAGATATATTACACAATATGGTAATTAGTGGTAAAAGTTTGTATCTACTTCTTGACAAAGGTATTCCAGTAGGGTTCCTTATAGTCTTCATTAACGATCAGTATGGTCTAACTGACCCTGTGGTTTATGTTGATTATATGTATATAGACCCTGAAAGCAGAAATGGTAAGGCTGTCCTTATGATGTACACAATGGTTGGTATGATCTGTGATGATACTGGCTACGAAGCTTATGGTTGTACTTTTACATCGTCAAGTAATATTGGTAATAATCAGTTAGTAGGTGGTGAAGTAGTAGCTAAGGTTACACAGTTCCCAATGGATAAGATCAAGAGTAAACTTGAAAAATATAAAAAAAGGTTAAAGTATGAGAATTAAAGATTTCGCAATGGTAGAAGCTAAGAATGAGTTTGACGTATTAGATTTAGAAGGTTCAATGGACTCTTTAGAATGTCAAGGTGGTGGTAAAGGTGGTTCAACTCCTACTCCAGTATACACAGCTCCAGCAGTAGCACCAGCAGCTACAGAAGCAGCTACTCAAGAAGAAGCGGTAACACCAGAAGAAGAAGAAGCAAGAAAGAAAGAAGCACTAACTAAAGGTGCTAAGTCATTACAAATCCCTGTAACAGGTGACACAGGTGCAGACACTGGTACAGTAGGTACAGCAACTTCAGCAACTCAAGCATAAAGGTAACTAAATGGCAGTTAAAGAATATTCAATAGAAGAATTAAGAGCAGAAGTCTCTTGTAAAGAAAGGTTTCAGAAGTTAGATGCTGATAGATCATCTGTTCTTGATAGAGCTAGAGAGTGTTCTAAACTGACAATTCCTTCAGTTGTAACAGACGATGGTCACACAGAGTCAGACGACTTAGATACACCATACCAATCAGTAGGTAGTAGGTTAGTACAGAACTTAGCTAGTAAATTACTATTAGCTTTAGTACCACCTAACACAAGTTTCTTTAGATTAGTACCAGCTCCTGAGGTTGTAGAGATTGCAGAACAAGCTGAAGACCAAGGTAAAGAGAAACTTGAAGCACAACTGGTAAACTTAGAGCAAGAACTACTTAAGCAAATCGAAAGAGAAGCTTTAAGAGTTCCTATCTTTGAAGCTTTAAAATCTTTAATTATAGGTGGTAACTCGTTACTATATAAAGTTGAAGGTAGTATCAAAGCATACAAACTAGCAAATTACGTAGTCCTAAGAGACTTCAAAGGTAACCCTATAGATATCATCTCTAAGGAAGCCTTATCAAGAGACACATTACCTGAAGACATTTTAAACCAATTAGATGGTGACGGTGAAGGTCAAGAAGCAGGTGCTAAAGTTAACATCTATACAAGAGCAGTTAAGAAAGATGGTAAGTGGTATGAGTACCAAGAGGTAGAAGATGTATTCGTAGAAGGGTCAGATACGACTTATTCTAAAGAATCAGAATTACCATTTATACCTTTAAGATGGACATCAATCAACGGTGAGAACTATGGTAGAGGTTTAGTAGAGCAATACTTAGGTGACTTTAGGTCACTTGAAGCTTTATACCAATTACTATTAGAAGCGTCAGCGGTAATGTCTAAAGTTATCTTTGGTAAAAGACCTGGAGGTGTGTTAGATGTCGACGATATCAACGAAGCTGAGAATGGTGTATGTATCCTAGGTGACTTAGAGAATGAGATCACTACTCTTAGGGTTGATAAAGGCGGTGACTTACAAGTACCGATGAATATGGTAGAACAGTTAACTACTAGATTAGAACAAGCATTCCTAGCAGCTTCAAGTGCTGCAAGAGACTCAGAAAGAACAACAGCTACAGAGATTAGATACTTAGCAGCTGATCTTGAAAAGTCTTTAGGTGGAGTGTATTCTATCTTATCATTAGAATTACAAAGACCACTAGCTCACTTATTACTAAAACAATCTAAGGCACCTGTAGAACAATTAGGTATCGAACTAGCTATTGTAGCTGGTATTGAAGCTTTAGGTAGAAACGTAGAGTTAGATAAGATTATGCAGTTTACTCAGATTATACAAAATATTGGTAGTCCTGAGTTAGTTTTACAAAAGATGAACATAGATGGTTTAATTAGTAAAATTGGTAACGCATTATCGTTAGATACAACTGATTTAATTAAGTCAGAAGAACAAGTACAACAAGAGCAACAGGCGGCACAGGAACAACAACTATTAGCTCAAGGAGCTGGTAATCTTGTAGACAGTGCTACACAACCACAATAAGGAGAAATATTATGGCTAAGACAAAATCATTATACGAATTAAAAGCAGAAGGTTTAAAGAAAAAGAATAAGAATGCAATCACAGATGCTGATTACTTTTTAAGAGATAAAGAAGAAGAAGCTAAAGCAGGTTACCCTAATTCTTTAGATATGACACCACCACCAGCGGCACCAGCTAAAAAGACAACTTCAAAGGCTGAGTAATGAGTGAAGAACTACAAGGAGAACAGGTACAACCTCAAGGTGAGATTACAAACTCTGAGGGAATACCTTTAAAACCAGAAGAACAACAAGCATTAGACAGACTAGCAGAGTCTAGGAAGACTAACGCTGAAAGAGAAGCTGAGAGCGAAGTACCAGAAGGCTACAACGCAGACGGTACTCCAATCGAAGAAATGATTGATGGTAAGTTCAAGTCTCAAGAAGACTTGTTAGAAGCTTATAAAGAACTTGAGAAAAAGCTAGGAGCTAAAGAACCTGAGCCTAAACAAGAGGAAGCTACTAAAGAGCAAAAAGAACAAGCTGATGAATTATCTAAAGCTACTGGTATTGATAGTAATACAATCCAAGAGTTTGGTAAGGAATACAACGAAAATGGTTCGTTATCTGAAGAGTCTTACAAGAAACTAGAAGGTTTTGGTTTTAGTAAGAGTGACGTAGATAGATACATTCAAGGTCAACAAGCATTCGCTGGTACATTTACAAACTCTGTATACGAAGTTGCAGGTGGTCAAGAAGAATACTCTTCTCTTGTACAATGGGCTGCAGAGAACGTAGACTCAGCTGTAATTAACGATTACAACAAAGCGTTAGCTGACTTAGATCAAGCAAATGCAACAAGACATTTAGAATATATGAAACTTAAGTATCAACAAGGAGCACCTAAAGAAGCTAGAAGGCTAGAAGGTGACTCAGGTGGTACTGGTATGCAACCCTTTACTGATAAGAACGAGTGGCAAAAAGCTGCTACTAACAGATTATATGGTAAAGATGCAAAATACACGCAAATGGTAGATAAAAGATACTTAGCTTCAAGAAGAAAAGGTCTAATCTAACGTAACGTGGGTAGTTTTTACTCTCCTTTGGCTACCCACTACTTTTACAAGGAGAACAAAGTGTACTTAAGTGTACTTGTAACTACAACCTCTGTCTAAAGTCGACAAGGCAAGTTTAAATAGTCTACATACAAACACTAACTAATGTTCCGCAACGAACAAAAACTATAGTAACTTAATGCTAGATTGTTTGTATTCTGTAAGCCCTATGCGAAAGATGCGTTCGGAAGCTATGGACAACTTAAAGAGGACAAAAGAGAAAGCAGATAGATACACAAACTAATTCAAAACATTAAGGAAAAATTATGGCATTAACAGTAAACAACATTGGTAACAACAGTTCAACTCCTAGAGGGTTACCTACAGAAATGGACAACTCGTTAGAGATTTATTACGGTTCGGTTTTAACAGCATTTGATAGAAAGCAGTTATTCTTAGATTTAGTAACAACTAAGTCAATCGATTCAGGTTCTTCAATCTCTATTCCAGTAATTGGTCAATCTTCGGATTCAGATACTAACACTCACGTACCAGGTACTGAGTTATCTATGAGTGCAATCGCAGTTAAAGAAAGAATCATTAACATTGATGCTTTAGAGTACTACGCATTAGCAGTAGATAAATTTGAAGAAAAAGTATTACACTTTGAAACTAGAGGGGAATTAGCTAAACAAGCTGGTGAAGCTTTAGCAGTTAAAATTGACAAAGCAGTAGCTGGAGCATTAGTAACAGCATCTCAAACATCAGGTACAATTGGTGGTGAAGCAGTTCAAGCTGACGGTACTGAAGTAAACAACGACGTTATTGATTCTGGATCAACTCCAGCTGACAAAGGTAACGCTTTAATTGAAGCAGTGTTTGCAGCAGTAGCAGCTATGGAAGAAAAAGATGTAACAGGTGAGAAATACTTAGTAGTATCTCCAATCATCTATTCATACTTAGCACAATCACAAGGTGTTAACAAAGACATTACATCTGGTGATAATGGTGGTATCAACAAAGGTACAATTATGGAAGTTGCTGGAATTAAGATTTACAAATCTAACTATATTCCAATCGACTCTTCAATTGATGTTGGTGGTACTAACAAAAAACTTAAAGCTCTATTATTCACTTCTGAAGCGGTAGCAGTAGCTAAGTTAATGGACGTAACTTCTGAGGTTAACTACATCCCTGAGCAATTAGCAACTTTAATGACTACATACTATTCTTATGGTATGGGTGTATTAAAACCAGGATGTTCTTGTGTAATCACAGGTGGAACAGTAGCATAATCGTAAGGTTTAGCAGAGGGTATCCCTTTGGATACCTTCGATTAAATTTTATAGATATTATAAAGGAAATATAAATGACTGAAATAGATGCAATTAATAGGATGTTAAGATACATCGGAGAAATACCAATTCCTTCAGATGTAACTATCGATGAACTACCTACTGAACACGAAGCAGTACAGGCTAGAACAATATTAGCAGAAACTCTTAGAGAAGAGCAAGAAGAGAAATGGTGGTTTAATACTTATGACCTAACATTACAACCTCAAACATCAGGTTACATTACAGTACCACCTAACTTAATTGAATTTGAGTCAGATGAGAATTATATAATTGAAGGCGGAGACTTTTACGATGTAGAGAATCAAACAAAGATATTTACAGAAAACGTAGAGATTACAGCTAGACTTGAGATTACTTTTGATAATATACCAGATGTATTTAGGACTTATGTAGTATTAGTTTCAGCTAAACACTTACACGTATACTTAAATGGTGATTCTACAACTCAAAAAGAGTTAGAGAATAAAATAGGTTTACAAAGAATTAAACTTGAGAGAGAAAACTTAAAGCAGAAGAAGTTTAACCTAGTTAAAGGTACTAGACTAATTGACAGGGGTACTAACCCTACAGCATTATCTTAGGAGGTAACCAATGGCTAAAGTAAATAAAATATATCCTCCGTTCTTTAATGGAGTATCGCAACAAAACCCTGAGTTAATGTTAGATAACCAGTGTAAGGAAATGGTAAACTGTGTACCTTCACTTGTAGAGGGTCTTAAAAAGAGACCTCCTGTAAGTTACGTAACTAGAGGAACTAATAGTTTATTTTTAAATTCTCATATCTTTCATACTTATGATAGAGGTGAAGACGACGAGGAATACATCTTTTTATATACAGGTGATTACAATACTCCTATAATGGCTTTTAACAAAGCTGGTCAAGGGATGAATGTAGAAATAAATACAACTAACGCTACTACAATTAAAAACTATTTAAATAATGGTAATTTAAAAGGACTTACAGTTCAAGATAGAACTTGGTTAGTTTCAAGAGATGCTTTAGTAGATTTAGATTATTCTGCAACAGAACCTTTAAAATCTAATTATGATAGAGAAGCTTTCTATTGGTTAAAAAGAGGTTCTGGAGATAAATACAACCCATACAACTATGCTGTGTATATAGACAATACAGCAATTGAAGTAGCTCCTGTAAAACCAGCAAATGATGATTATGATTTAGAAACTGGAGCAGAAGACACAGACTTTGCAGCTTCTGTATTAGCAGATAGAATTAATGGTACTAACAACAGTGGTTGGAATAGTACTACTATAGTGGAAGGTGAAGAAACTATACCTAACCCTGACTATTCAAGTCTTTCAGGTTTTACAGCTGTAGTTGTAGGTTCAATACTTAAAATTACTAAAGATAACGGAGGAGACTTTGAGTTTTCTTCTTGGGATTCTTGGGGATTACAAGCATCTGAAGGTTGGAAAGGTAGTGTAAATAAAGTTACAGACTTACCTAAAGAATTTCCTTTTGACGATGTGTATGTTCAAATACAAGGTTCTGAGTCTAATGAATACACTGATTACTATGTGGAATGGAATGGATCATCTTGGCAAGAGTGTTTAGACCCTCAAGCAGATAGAGGACAACTTACAAATATGCCTATTAAAATGGACAGAACTGCTTTAGTTAACGGTGTGGCTACTTTTACAATCGATGTAATTGATTGGTCTTTACCTAGAGTTGGTAATGAAGATAACAACCCAGATCCTAGTTTTGTAAATTACCCTATAAGTGACTTGTTTTTCTACAAGAATAGATTAGGATTAGCTTCGAGTGACTCTGTTGTATTAAGTGAAGCAGCTAACTATACTAACTTTTATGTGTCAACTGCGTTAGATATTATTGATACTGACGTTATTGATGTAGCTGTTGCTTCTAATCAAGCAAGTAAGATTTATTTTGTAAAACCATTTAATAACTCTTTATACATATTTACGAAATACAGCCAATATGAGTTAACAGCTGACGGTGGGCTTACACCTCAAACGGTATCTCTAAATGTAGCTACAAATTACCCTATGGATATTAATGTAGAGCCTGTTGTAATGAATAATAGTTTGTATTTTATATCGACTACTAACAATAGACAACAGTTAAGAGAATACATCAAGACTGAGAAGTTAAATGTTAAAGGTATTGATTTAAATGTAAGTACTCCAACTTACCTTGAGGATACTATTGTAAACTTACAGACTGATGGTGTACTTGGTATGGTTCTATGCTGTACAGCTAATAACAAAATATACTTATATAGATATACAGAAGATGGTGAGAAAAGAATACAAAGTTCTTGGTCTACTTGGTCTTTACTTGAAGAGTTAGATTACACAGCAGGTACTTTTGAATACAACTACTTAGGAAATACTTTAACAGTTACTTGTAAAACAGCAACAGATTACAGATATCATACTATGGAGTTAGATCACAATATAGATGATGATAGAGAAGATATTACTTATGAAGGTGCTATGAGTTACGAAAGTTCTATATTATTACCTGACTTTTACCCTAAGTTTTCGGACATAAGAACTCCTAAAGATAAAATATTAATTAAAAAGATAAAAGTTGAAGGTGAAGGTAGCTTTGATGTAGATTTGTATAGAAAAGATTACAAAACAACATTTACTAAATCTCACACACTTTCTATGCAAGACTTAGATTTACACGTAGCATCTAAGGTAGGTAACGTAGAACTTACAATCAAAGACTCAACAGTTAATGATTTTGTAATTTCTTCAATAATACTTGAAGGGCTTTATACAGCTACTTCAAAAGAAATAAAATAAAGGAAAACGAATGGCAATTGAAACACCTTCAAGATATACGTACGACCTCGACGGAACTACTAGAGTATTCTTTGTCCCTACAACAATTAAAGGGGAAGATTACTGTAGGTTAGAAGTTGATAGTACTATTATAAACGATAGAAGTAAGTTTGATATCGTAAACAATTCTATTGTATTTGTAGACGCAGCTGACGTTCCCTCTGGGAGTCAGTTAGATGTTCTTGTAGTACAGTCTGATGAATCTTTAGGTCAATTATCTATTACATCTAACATCGACATTGTAGCTCAAAATATAGATAATGTGAATACAGTTGGAGAAGATATAAATAATGTAAATACAACAGCTAATAATACAGCAAACATAAACACAGTAGCTGGTAATACTACAAACATAAATCAAGTAGCATCAGATACAGTAGCTATTAATGAGATATACAATAATAGAGCTGAAATATACCAAGCAGATACTAATGCAGCTACTGCAACAGCTCAAGCTACAATAGCAACAACTAAAGCTAGTCAAGCTTCAGCGAGTGCTTCAGCAGCTGCAACTCAAGCAAGTAATGCAAGTGCTTCAGCTTCATCAGCATCTTCAAGTGCTACTTCAGCAAGTAACTCAGCTAACGCAGCATCTTCAAGTGCTAGTTCAGCTAGTTCTTCAGCATCTACTGCTACTACAAAAGCAAGTGAAGCATCAGCAAGTGCTACAAGTGCAGCTAATAGTTTAGCTACATTCCAAGGTCAATATACAAGTTCAGCTACAGAACCAACTGGTTCTTCTGAAGGTGACTTATGGTTTGATACAGTAGCTAACGAACTTAAAGTATACAAAGGAAGTTCATTCGCTGCTTTAAGTGGTGGACAATATTATGGTGATGGTGCTGTAAAAGGTATTGAGTATTTTGCTCAGTCAAGTGTTGCAAGTGATGATATTGTTATAGAGTCAACAAACAATGCTTTAAGTGTAGAAAGTTTTACAATAGAAGACGGTGCTAGTGTTACAGTAGAATCTGGTGCAACTTGGAAGGTGGTATAAATGAAATTAAAACATAACAGTATAAACTATTCAGTGACTACAGTAGATGCTTTACTTACACTTGTAGGTGAAGAGAATGATGTAGTTGTAGTTACTGATGAAAATAGAGGTGGTACTTTTGTTTATAGAAGTGCTGATAGTGCTACTAACAATGGTGGTACAATCTTTAATGGTTGGACTAGACAATATGATGGAGCAGTGAATGTAAAATGGTTTGGTGCTAAATGTAACCTGATTGATAGTGACACTGCTTCAGTTCAAAAAGCTATTGATTATTGCTCTAGTTATAATAGATGGCTTCCTTTAGAAGTAACAGGAAGGTGTTTATTAGGAACAAGTATTAACATAGACAGACTTGTAGATAATTCATTAAGTGAATTTAGAATTATTGCAAATGGAGAAGGGGCTGGTTTTTACACTAATAGTGATGTAGTAATGTTTGACTCTACAATAGAGGTAACAACAGCACCATTAAGCGAGTTTATAACTTTTGAGGGAATACAATTTGAAACTTCTTCTGTTCTAAATGAATCTTATGTATTATCAGAAAAATTCTTAAGGATAAAGTTTTTAAATTGTAACTTCAGATTAATCAGATGTGTTTTTAGTAATATTTATGTTCAAACAATGTATTTTACTGAATGTAATATCAGGAACAATATGCCTAGTTTTATTAACTGTGTAGGTTTATATGATGTTGTTTTTACAGACTGTATCATAGAAAATGGGAATACGATAGTAAGGAATACTGATAATGTAAGAGGTAACAATGGGTTAAGGTTTATTGGTGGGGTAGTTGAAGGTATGCAGTCTAGCATAGTTATAGGTACTGGAATGGTTGGTTTTGATTATATAGGAATACATAACGAGTCTAACTTCTCCCCTGAGTTCAATTTCTTTGGTGGTACTCTTACAAATAAAACTATTAATTTTATAGGAAACTATTTTGTTAACACGTTAGGCTCTATTGCTTATTATGGAACTACAGAGAAAGTAACCTCACAAGGCAACAACGTTGTAGGTGTTGGAGGTGGAGTTTTACACGATAATGATGGTAGAGTTAGCGAACTAATATCAATTGGAGACAACACAGTAAATGGGATATCAAATTCTCCAAATGTAACCAAAATCAATGGTGTGGAATTACATACACTTTCTGCTTCTGCTTGGACTGATACTTCTTCTCATTTAACAAAAAACATTATTGGGGAGTTTGGCTTTGGTTCTAATCCCATTGGTACAGTTAGGGCGTTTTTTAAAGGGTCAAACCAATTAGGAACACATTTTTCAGGTGTCTTTGCTGACTCAGTAGGGAATGCAACTGCTTATTTTAAAAATGACAGAAAAATAGGCTTTCCAGCTTTATTGGATTTTACAAATGATACTACTGCTTCAGTAGGTGGAATAGGCATAGGTGAGCTTTATAGAACTGGGTCAACAGTTAAAGTAAGAGTTTCGTAAATAAAAAAAGGATATTAAATGGCATTAAGTAAGAATATAAGATATAAAGGTTTAGAAATAAATGAGACTTACATTAAGGTGTTAAAGTTTGAAGGAGATAAAGAAAATCTTTATTTTACAATTGGATATTTTATAGATAAAGATGAAGATTCTTTACAAGTTAAAACATTCAACTTCAAGTATATAATAGATGGAAGCAATCCAGTAGCACAAGCATACGAATACCTAAAGACATTAGAAGAATATTCAGATGCTAAGGACTGCTAAATGGCAAGTAAAATAAAACTTTTAAACTCAGAAGGTACAACACTAACAGTTAGTAATAGTGACCTTCTGTTACAAGATAAAGACGTTATCTATTTAGATACAGTAGAACAACTAACTAATGCTAGTGGTAGCAATGGTGATGTTGCTCACGTATCTGACTTAGATAGAGGAGGAGTCTTCATTTATGATAGTACTTCAACAGATAACCAAGGTACAGTATTTGGTTCTTGGGTAAGACAGTACGATGGAGCAGTGAATGTTAGGTGGTTCGGGGCTAAAGGTGATGGAGTTACTGATGATACATCTAGTTTTTCTAATGCAATTACAGAAGCAGCTGATAATACTATTTTAATTCCTGAGGGTACTTATAGTGTAACTGGTACACTTACTGGAAACTTTGTTTCATATAGTGGAGTTTCAATTACTGGAGGTACAGTTAATTATATTACGGATATATCAGGAGATACAATTACAGTAGCTAATAATGTAGCTATAGGAAAAGGAAAGTATCCTGCACTTGACAACTTAGCAATAGGAAGGAATACTTTAATAAATTCTTCTTTAGACTCTACTTTAAATATTGCTATTGGTACTGGAGCACTTCAAAGGGCAAGTACTTCTGGAGGTGTTGAAGACGGAGCAAATGTAGCAATAGGTCGGTCTTCTATGCAAGATTTAACTACTGGTTATTTTAATACAACAATTGGTACAACAGCTGGACAATCTTTTACAACAGCTTATAACTGTACAATGATAGGTAGAGGTGCTGGTGCTGAAAGAGCTCAAGGTTACGACAACACAGCTATAGGTAGAGAAGCTATGTATGGTACTATTGAATCAGACCCAGTTGTACATACAGCATATGGAAATGTAGCTATTGGTGTTAGTGCTTTACACGATGTTATAGGTGGAGATAGAAACACAGCTATAGGTAGAAGTGCGTTAGATAAAGTAAGTAGTGGTAATGACAATGTTGCTATTGGTTATGCTTCTGGAAATAAGATTACTATTGGGTATAATAATGTAATATTAGGTGGTTATAACGGTAATGAAGGTGGTTTAAATATTTCTACTGGAAATGGTAATGTAGTTTTATCAGATGGGGTAGGAAATATTAAACAAGTATTTGATTCTAGTGGTAATAGTTTAATAGCTAAAACATCATCTTCTATTAACTTAGTAGGACACGAGCATAAATCTACTGGTGTTACATATCATACGGCAAGTGGCTCAGCAGTACTTTACTTAAATAGACAATCAAGTGATGGTAACATACAACAATTCTACACAAATGGTACACTTCAAGGTGTTATATCTGTTAATGGTTCAACTGTTACTTATGGGGGGGGACACCTTGCTAGATGGTCAAGATTTATAGACAACTCTAAACCTGAATTATTAAAAGGAACAGTTCTTTCTAACCTTGATGATATGATAGAATGGATAGATAAAGAAGGTGTTGTAGAAGATAATGAACAATTAAACCACTCTAAAGTAAGTGACATAGAAGGTGACAAAGATGTTGCTGGTGTTTTTGTTGGATGGGACACAGAAGATGATGGATATAATGATTTCTTTATAGCAATGACTGGGGATATGGTTATAAGAATTAGCAAAAATACAGAAGTAAAACGTGGAGACATTTTAATGTCAGCAGGTGACGGTACGGCTAAACCCCAAGAAGATGATATTATAAGAAGTAAATCTATTGCAAAAGTTACTTCAAACAAAAAAGTTGTGATATATCAAGATGGCTCTTATTGTGTACCTTGTGTACTAATGGCTTGTTAATATAAATAAACTAGAAAGTTAAAGATGCTTAATAAATTAACTAAACTAATCCAAGTAAAGGAGAATAAATGAGTTCACAAATAAAACTTAAAAACAATATAAACTCAGAGTTCACAGTAACTCACGAGGATAATCAAGGGGCTATTTCAGTATCATCTACTGATTTAGCTAAGGTAGTATCTGTTGATACAATAGCAGATTTAAGAGCCACTACAAAGGCACAACCAACAGTATGGGTTTCAGGTTACTATGAGAAAGGTGATGGAGCACTTGGTTCTAACATCTTTGAATGGGATGCTACAAGTACAGAAGATGATAATGGTGGTACTATTATTAAATTAGATAGTGTTGCTACTGGTAGGTATAAGTTAAGATATAGTGGTAGTGTTAATGTTAAATGGTTTGGAGCAGTTGGTGATGGGGCTACTGATGATACAGCGGCTCTACAAAATGCAATTAATTACTCAAATAGCATTGGAAATACTTTGACTATAAACGCTGGAAGATACCTAGTGTCATCTACTATATATGTAGGTGCTGGAGCTAGAATAGAGGGTACCAATGGAAGACTAACAGGTATATACAAAAAAACTGTTCTAATTACAAATACATCGTTAAATCCAATTATTGACATATCTAACTTAAAATGGGGATATATAGGGGGAATAAACCTCGAGGGAAATAATGTAGCATTGAATGGAATAGGTGGTTATAATGTATTTGGAGCAACACTTGAAAATATAAGAAGTGAGAATATGGTAGCTAATGGTTTCAGATTGACAAACGATGGAACTGGGATAGGGTGCTTTAGTAATTCCTTTATTAGATGTGCTGCAACATCAAATGGTGATTCAGGTTTTCTATTAGACCACTATGCTTCGAATATTAATGATATATTATTTGATGATTGTATATCAATAAGTAATCAATATGGAATAAGAGAAACTGGTGATGTAGCAGGAAGAAATATTACAATACAAAATTGTGATATAGAAAACAACTCTGATTATGGTGTATTTTTACATTCAAAAGGTTTTGTTATAAGTGGAACATATTTTGAATGGAATGGACTAACTGGGTCTCTTTCAAATAAATGTTCTATATATATAGATAATACGCTTGTAGAAAATCAAGGTGGAATAATATTTGGTTGTACTATTTTAGGTAATAAATCAGCTGATAGTGGCTCTACAGATATTGGTATATATGTATATAATTCATATAATACAAATATATCTAACTGTTGGATAACATATATAAATACTGGTATTCAAATAACAGGAACATCAAGATACATTCAGCTTGTTAATAACTTTTATGGGAATAACTCTACTAATATACTAAGAGATAGCGTAGATAGGGGAATACTAACTTCTAGAGGAAATCAAATAAGCAGAAATGTGTTTGGTAGTGCACAAGATATGGTATTAGCACCTTATATTGGAATTGTGGTATATGCTGATGTAGGTAATAATACAAGAACAGCTACATTAAATATAACTGATTACAACATTGGTGAAGGTCATAAAATATTCACAATGATGAATAGTTATCATACTGGAAGCTTAACAATTACAGATAGTTCTGGTGCTACATTCACTGGGCAAAATGGAGGCTCAAGGGTTTCTGGAAGCACAAGTATTGTACTTGGATATAAACAATCTATTGAGTTAATAAAAATATCAGATGATACTTGGATTGTTCACGGCATTACTTCGGCTTAAAAAGATAGGATTTTTTCTTTAATGAGTATAAAAGAATAGCAACATAAAATAGTAGGCTAACCCCTACTATAAATAATGTTATAATTAAAATAAAAAGGTTCAATAAGCAACAGATGAAGAACAGATACAAAGCTGAAGTAGAAGCATTTGGATATTCAGTAGCTTATGGTAATAGAAGCAAAGAGAATGTAAGAAGTTCATTAGCTAGTTACTATGACATACCTATAGATGTAATGAAATACTTTGACAAAGACATAGAAGAGTCTATAGAGAATGCAAAGAAGGATTTAGATGAACTTTCTAACTAACTTACCAAAAGACAAACTACTACATTATCTTGTAGGTACATACTTAGGACTATTTGGTCTTATTGACCCGTACCTAGGATTAGCTGTGGTTGTTATATTTGCTGTAGGTAAAGAAGTATATGATAGTCTAGGATATGGTACATCAGATGTATATGACGCCCTAGTAACTATTGCAGGTGGAGTGTTTACACTCTTAATAATACTTACTTAAGGATAGTAAATGGAAGACAAGGATAAGCTCATCATTAGTGCTATCAATGAACTAAAGGAAGAGCAAAAGGAAACAAGGAAAGAAATATCTACTATGAATAAAGCAGTAGCTTCTCTTGCATCATACCATCAAAGACTAAACAATCTTGAAGAGTCTGTTAAAGATTTACCAAGAATTAAGATAGTAGTTAATGGTATAGTATGGGTAGTAGCTGCATTAACTGGTGGATTTCTTATTGCATTAGCTAAAACAATTAATGTAACGATAGCAGGGAGTTAGCAGTATGTCTCTAGAGCTTCTTACAATGGGTGGGTCAGCTATAGTAGGTTGGCTCTTAAAGTATCTTGCAAACCAGCAAGAGAATACCTACAAATTACTAAAGCACGATGAAGAGTCAAGGGAAGCAGCCTCAGCTAGAGGTGGTGTATGGGTACGAAGATTTATTGTACTAGTTATGATGTCGTTATTTGCATTCATTATAGCAGGACCAGCTTTCTTTCCAGACCTCCATACTGTAATAGTAAATGAAGGTTGGTTGTTTACGACAACTACAGAGATTAAAGGGATTATGTATGATGCAACAACTAGAGAAATACTATTAGCAATAATTGGTTTTTACTTCGGGAATTCATCAGCATCAAAATAAGAGCCGTGAGAGCTTTTTAGAGGGGTACCCTTATTGTGACCCCTTGTGAAAGAGTTTAGGCTTTGTGAACGAGATATGAGCTTTTAAAAGGCATAAAGGAGATTTAGTGGAAGAAGAGTTAGGATTACATCCAATTGATATGGAAACTTTAAGTAAAAACTTAAAGTACGAACACTTATTAGTAGATGGTATGTATATGAGAATAATGAATATCAGTAAAGGATTTTTTATAGAAGGAGCTACTCATTTTAAACCAGGATTTGCTATTATGCTTAAAGGATCTATGGTAATTAAAGAGACCCTAAAAGGTAAAGAGAATGAGGTAGTAATTACAGCTCCCTCAGTTTTTATGGTACCAGCAGGTAGTAAGAAGTATCTTTTAGGTTTAGAAGACTCTTCGTTTGCAACTATAGAACGTACAGATAACTTAGATTTAGGTGTAATTGAAAAAGAACTTTATGAAGAAGATTTAGTTACTGACCAATTACTTAATTATAATACAAATATTTTAAAATTAGGAGAATAATATGGCAGCATTAGTAGCAGCAGCAGTACTAGGTGGTTTATCAATAGCAGGAAGTATGGCAGCTAATAAATCAATAGCTAAAACAGCAAACGCTAACGCAGCGGCAACAGCAGCTAACTTATTACAAAATAAAAATGTTACAGATAGTCAGTTACAAGAAAAAGCAGTTGACGTTAATAATCAATTAGGTATGGCTTTAACTAACCTAACGTATCAAGCACAAAAAGCTAAAGGTTCTACAACTGTACAATTAGCTGAGAGAAATGTTACAGGTCAAACAGCTGGTAGGATAGCAAGCTCAGTAGATATGAAGAAAGCTTTAAAGACTGATGAGTTAGTTCAACAAGCTGAGAGTAAGTTAGTTGATGTACAGAATGAAATGAGGAATGCAAAGTATAGTTATGAGTCAGGCTCAATGAGTAATGCAATTAACTTTAACAATACTATGTCACAACAACAAGGTGCTTTTGAGATTGCAGCTAGTGCAGCTGGAGCAGGTCTTAGTGTTTATACACCAAGTTAAAAATAATATAAGGAATTAAAATGGCAGAAGGTTTATTTAACTACACACCAACTAATAATGTAAGAGTAAGTACACAGCCAGTAATGGTAAATCAAAAAGCTGACTTAGGGGCTGCTAAAGCTTTCCAAAGCATCAGTAACTTAGTTAAAGCTGGTACTAGTGCTTACAATAAGTATGAAGAAGCTAAAGATAAAACGTCGTTATTAGAAGCTAGTAATGAAGCTAATGAAGTACATAAATGGTATAGTCAAGAAATTAACAAAACAACAGATCCTTATAAACAAAATGAGGTATTACAACAATATACAACAGCGTTAGATTCGATAGAACAAGGGTATGAGCTTGAAGATAAATACAAGAATACTTTTGTTAACTCTAACAAAGCCTTTAGAGGTGAACAAGAAAGACTAATTGGTAAAAGAGTATTAGCACAGCAGATAGCTGACACAGATCAAGGACTTGGTAATTTAGCTGCGTCACTTGCAGGAGCAGACTCTAAAGAAATCGCTACTGTTATGAAAGATGCTTCAACAGCTTACACTAACTTAGGGTTATCTAAGGAGCAAGCATCTGATAAAATCTTTGCTACAGTTGTAGACAAAAAGATTGAAGCTTTTAACATAGACCCTTTATACAGTGATTTATCACAATTAGAAAAAGAAATAGAAAGTTTTGTACAATCGTTTGACCCTAAACTAAAGAATAAAGAAAACGATACTAACTACAAAAAGTTACTATCAGATTTAAAAAAAGAACAGAAAGGTTTAGCTAAAGCACACTTAGAGTCATATTTATCTAGTGAAGCTATTGGACAAAAAGACTTTGATGCAGAAGCTGATAGTTTAGCTCACGCATTCTCTCCTTTAGAACTTAGTAATATGAAAGAAGCTAAAGCTAATAAAGTGTATGCTTTAAAAATTACTAGAGATGCTAGAGCAGACGCAGAACAAAACAATAAAACTGAAATGTTAAGAAGAAACAATAAAGCTCTTTTAGCAGACCCTGAGGCAACTGAACAAGAGATTAAAGATAGTATTGAAAGAATGTACAACGCTGGAGAATACACAGATATAGAAGCCGCTTCTAAGTTTAATCAATGGAAAGCAGCTAAAGAAAGTGGAACGACTTCTAGTGTGTCAGCAGCAGCTAAAAAAGAAGCTAAAGCTAAGAAAGAAGAAGCTACTAGAGTTGCACGATTAGAGTTAGATAAGAAAAGCACTAAAGATGGTATGTCACCTCAAATGTTAGAAGGTTACTTAGCACTTAAGAATGGTGGTGTAATTTCTAAAGACGATCAGAAAGCATACGATAGATACAAGGTACAGTGGGGTATTGAAAATAGTGCTACAGATTTACTTACACTTATAGGTAAGACATCGAACTCTTATGTAGGCACTGAAGCAGAGGCAGGTAGTAAAGCAGTTTTAAATAATGCTGTTACTAATATGTATAGTAATGATGGATTCTCTGCTACTGGTATATTACAAATATATAAAAACCACGACCTTAAAGGTGAGGTAGTTAACTTTATTAAGAAAGATTTAGGTAACTCACAAACAGCTGTACAAGCTATTTCAAAAGTACAAGCTATGAAAGTTATTAATGACCCTGCTGTACAAACTATGTTAGGTGATAAGTTGTATTACCAACTAGCAGCTCTTGAGTCTAGAATGACAACAGATAAAGAAGGTAACCCTGTAATTTCTCCAAACGATCTTAGAGATATAGAGCAAATTATAGCAAACCCTGGACAAGTTAAAGTAGATAGGGCACCTTTTACTGAAGCACTTAAAGAAAACCCTAATATTTATAAGTATGGGGCAGAGTACGATATAGCACTTAAGTTAGGAGCTGATGTAGATGATGTAATAGAAAACATACAAGCTAAAATCAAACAAGAGTTTCCAGCACCTGGTGTAGTACTAACTGGATACAAAGGTGTTAACTTAACAGAAGATGATATGAATATATTACAAAATGTGTCAACAGAAGTTAATAAAATGATGCCACAGTTTAATGGTATTGCTTATAACCCTGCCGATGGTAGATTTTATTACTCATCAGCTACAGATAAGTTTGCAGACCTTATATCAAGGACTACACAAGATGGTAATATCGAACCTGTAACAGAACTTAATGGTGTAAATGGTGTAATTAACGTATTAGAGAATAACGTAATAGATAGTTATAGAGAAAAATACGGTGAGAATATGTATAAACAATTAGAAATTATTGGCAATCCTACAACTTTTATAATAGACAAAGCTAAACAGTTATCAGACTCTCTTCTTTCTTTTAACCCTAAATCAGAACCTATGACATTTGAAGAAAGTCCTTTAGGAAGCTTATGGGAAAGATTTAAAGATGGCTTTAGTGGATTACAAGGTGCAGAGTTAACACCAGTTACTTTTGATATGACTTACGATAATGAAATTGGAAAAGAAAGTAAAAAACCTCATCATCCAAGTGACTCAAGTGGAGTAACAATAGGTGCAGGGTACGATATGAAAAATAGATCAGCTACTGAAATTAAGAATGATATGATAGAAATAGGTGTAGATAAGGGAACTGCTGAAGTACTATCAGCTGCTTCTGGATTATCTGGAGATAAAGCTAAACTATTTACTCAATTATTTGATAGTATAGAGTTAACAGATACACAACAAAGACAGTTATTTGATAAAGTCCTTCCTACTTATGTAAAAAAAGCTAAAACAGGATACAACACTATTTCTAAAAATATATCAAAGGCTCCTAAGTATGATGAGTTACCTAACACAGTAAAAGAATTATTAGTAGATTACTCATATAATACAGGTGTAACTAAATTTCCTAAGTTTTTTAAAGCTCTTATAAAAGGAGATAAAGAAACTGCATTAAAAGAATACACTAGATACACAGGTAAAACTAAACTAGGTAGAAGAAATGATGATACTTTAAAAATATTAAATAAGTATGATTTTAAAGATTTAACAGAATAAGGAGTATAAATGGAATTAGGAGTAAAGACTAATTTAAAAACAAGTGAAGAATTAAAGTTAGAAGGTCAAGAATTTTTAAAACAAAAAAAACTAGAAGAACCTACGTTAGTAGATACAGGTCTAGCAGCCATCAGGACTTCCCTGACTGGTGGTAATACATTTTTAAATATGGTAGAAAATAAAACAATAATGCCTTCTAACGATGGTGACAAGCTTTTTAATAGAACACCAGAATTTGAGTCAATAGTTTCTGAAATGGCTCCTAATATCTCTTTATCAGACTTACAAGAACTTAAAGAAGCTAAGAATCCTGAGTACTTAAAGTTAAAAATAGCTAATCAACAAAGATATAAAGAAGCTATTGATACTATTGATAAAGCAGGTGCTACAGGTATGGTTGTAGAAACAGTTATGTCATTTGCTGACGCACCTTCGTGGTTAGTAGGTGGAGCTGTATTTAAAGCAGGTCAAACATTTAAATCTGCTATGGGAATACAATCAACTGGTGCTCAGTTACTAACTAATATGGGTATTGGTAGTGCAGCTGCTTCGTCAGCTATATACGCATCTGAGAAAGCTATACAAGCAGAAGCTGGTGTTGATATGCAAGAAAGAGCTAACACTATGGCTAAGTATGGAGCAGCTTTTGGTATGGCATTACCTTTAGTAGCTCAAACATTTACATCTGTAGCCACACAAAATGGTAGACAGTCAATAGCTAACAATACAGGTACTTTAATAAATAACTTACCAGGTAAAGGGGGACTTAGAGGATTCTTCTCAATGTCTTCATCTGATCAGTTAGTTAATCAAGGTACAAGTGAGTTTTCTAGGAATATAGGTAACTTAGCAACTACTAGAGTCAACGCAGCTAAAGATGCTGATGGTAACTTTGTAACAGCTAGTGACGACACTGCTATGGATTACACACAAACAGTAATTGAAAGAGAAGTAACTAACTTACATTATGGTGCGTTAGAGAACTCTCAGAAGACTGGTAATGATATGGTACAACAATCGTTTGAAGATGGTAAGTCTTGGAATGAGTTTACAAATAGTGTAGAACAAACAGTAAGAAGAGATATTGGTAATATGACTGATGATGAACTGATAGCTACATACAAAGAAGCTACAGGGATAGAAGAATTACCTATTGAAAGAGTACAAAGACAAACTCAAACTAAACTAGATCAAGTAGATAACGACTTTAGGATAGCCTCTGATAGAATTAACACAGCCAGACAAACAGATATCAACAAGGAAACACAATTAGAGTTTAGTAAAAGAGAAAAGACTAGACAAACTAAACTAAAGAATGCTCAAGAGCAATTAACTAAAGAAACTGAGAGTACTTCAACGCAATTACAGAAAGATTTAGTGTATGTACAAAGAATTGAAGCTGGTGACTCAGTTGTAAAGACAGATTCTAAAGCTTATAAAGCAGCTAAAGATAGAATTAACAAATCACAGACTAGATTACAAAAACTACAAACTAAAGTAGATGAGTTATCTGTAGAAACTGTAATTGATGAAGACTTTATTAGTAGAACAACTAAGAATGTAGATAAAAAATATCAACCAACACTTAATAAGTTAGAACAAACAACTAAAAAATCTAAAGCAGCTATTGAAAAAGAAAGACAAAAGGCATCTAAAGAAACATTACCAGAAGATCTGTATGATGTTGTACAAGCTCATAAGAGAAGTAAAGGATTTGATGATGGTATTTTTGTACCTCCAGCATCTTTACAGTATATACAAGACTTTTACAGTAAGTTTGGAGAAGATGCAACTAAGTATCAACTAAAAGGTATTGCAGGTAAAGACTCAAGAGGTTATGGTCACGTTAAGTACAACTCTGATGAGATTATGAGTGATATACCAGGAGCTGAAGCTAAATTTAAAGAAATGCTTAGAGATGATGAGTTAAACAAGAAACTTATTAGAGATGGTAAGCTAACTGAAGAAGAGTTAGATAAGATAGCTAAAGATATGGTAGAGAATGCTTTAGATAGAGACTTCTTAAACAAATATTTAGATGGTGGTAAAGGTGCACAAGCTACCTCAGCTACTAAAAGAAGAAAGTTAAGAATGAATAGAGCATTATACCCTGAGTTATTTGTAAATGATATCAATGTAATTGGTACAGAGTATGCAGATAAGATTGGTGGTAAGATAGGTCTAAAGAAAGTGTATGGTTTAGATACAGACAACTTAGGTAGAATGTCATCAGTTATTGATGAACAACTTAAGAAAGTAGTAGAGGAAGGTAGAAAGAACGGAGCATCTGAAAGAGCTATCAAGAAAGATGTTGAAAATGTTAGAGCTATCTTTGAGACAGTACTAGGGAGTAGAAAATACAACAAAGACCCTGATGCAGCTATCAACAAAACTTCTAGAATGTTAAGAAAAGGTGCAAGTGCATTATACAACGCTGGTTTCGTTAAGTATGCTCTTGTAGAGCCTACAGTTGCTGTACTTAGATATGGATTAAAACCTGTTCTTGATAACTTTGTACCAGCTATTAAAGCTACACAAGATCAAATTAAAAATGCAAAACCTACTGACCCTTTAGTTAAAGCTATGAGACAAGCTGGATTAGCTATACAAATACAAAGAGGTGCTAAGTACGATAGGTATGATAATATGGAAATTACACCTACTACAGGTAAGACTGAGATGTTCTTAGATAAGACAGCACACTATGCTAGAAAGTACTCTGGGTTTAACTATGTAAATGATGTAAGTGATTTTGTAGCAGGTGGAGCATCTTTAAGTGAGTTACAAACTGTAATGACTAAGAAAAGCTTAAGCAAAGCAGAAGCAAGTAGACTGGCTAGGTATGGTTTATCTAGTGATGACCTTGTAAAGTTAAACAGACAAGATATTAAAAGAAGTGATGACGGTCAAGTAACTGACTGGAACTACGACAACTGGAAAGACCAAGACCTAGCTAAGAAATTTATTAGATACTTAGGTAGAGCTACAAGGGATACAATTATGAGAGCTGATGGTACTAGAGTACACAGATGGCAATCAGATGTTAACAATCCTTTAGCAGCTATGGGATTACAGTTTACACAGATGCCAGTAGCTTTATACGAAAGATTACTATTAAACTTAGGTGATGAAGTATCTACTAGAACAGCAGTTGGTATGATATCAGCAGTTGGTATTATGTATAGTATATTAAAATTAGAAGATATGGCATTAGTACAAGCAGGTGTTAATGATAAACTAGAAGATGACACTACATTATTAATTAAAGCAGCGACTAGAACTCCTATGGCAGGTATAGTACCTAACTTTATTGATACAGGTCTTATCTTAACTGGTAACTCACCTTTAGGTAGTGCTTTTGCACCTAGACAAGACATAGGTTCTATGTTCTTAGGAGCAGGTTATGGTGTTGGTAATAAATTACTAAAAACTGGTATAGGATTATCTGATGGTATAAATGAAACTGATGCAAGTAACTTTTTAAAGATTACACCAGCTATTAATTCTATTATTGGACTTAATATTGGAACAAAAGCAGTAATAAAAGATCTTAAAGATGCAGGTAAAGTAGAAACTAATACACCACTTACATTTGATAGACCTATGTATGAGTTTATAGCAAACGAGGAGTAAAAAATGACTGAACAAGTTAAAGAAAAAGCTTCAGTAGCCGAGCTAAACAACCTTCACGGGATGGTGGCTACACAATTAAGTTTAGAGTTAGGTGACCCAAAGGTACTAGCTCTAGCTATCAAGTTCTTAAAAGACAATGAGATAACAGCTGATATGGTTCAAAGTGAGTCTATGATGTCGTTAACTGATTCTATTAAGAAGATAGCAAAAGACGAGTCAACTAAAATGACAGTAGAGGATATGTTAGGAGCTTAAATAAGAGCCTAGGAGCCTTTTTAGTGTCCAGAGGTATAATGAGTAGGGTAAAACCTTTCTGAGCCTCCTGGATACCTTAAAATGCTTTTAAACACTACATACAATATAAAGGAGAATATATGAATGAAAGAGAAATACAATTAGCTATTGGAGACTTTAAAGTATTCCTAAAGATAACGTGGGAACATTTGCGTATGCCACAGCCAACAAGGATGCAATACCACATAGCTGACTACTTACAAGAAAGTCATAAGAGGTCTCAGCTAGAAGCCTTAAGGGGTATTGGTAAGACTTGGATTACAGGGGCTTATGTATGTTGGAGATTGCTAAGAAACCCTAATGAAAAGGTACTAATTGTATCTCAATCTGGAGCACACTCAGACAATATTGCTATCTTTATTAGAAAACTAATAGATACTATGCCTATCCTTGAGCATTTAATACCAAGAAGTGATCAAAGGTCGTCAGTTATTGCGTTTGATGTTAATGGATGTGAGGTATCTGTACAGCCGTCAGTAAAAGCATTAGGTATTACATCACAGTTACAAGGTAACAGGGCATCATTACTTATCTCAGATGACGTTGAGGGACAACAAAACTCAGCTACAGAGAAAAGAAGACAAGACTTATTAGGTCAAGTAGCAGAATATGAAGCCATCTTACAGACTACAGATGACGCACAGATCTTAGTACTAGGTACACCTCAGAGTTCTGAGTCGATATACAACAGACTTAGAGATAAAGGGTATGTAACTCGTATATATCCAGCTAGATACCCAGATAATGTAGAGAACTACCAAGGATGTCTTGCAGATTACATAATACAGGATATGGCTGATAACCCACAACTGATTAACAAACCAATTGATAGCAGGTTCTCTGAAGAGGATCTTTACAATAGGGAATTAAGTTATGGTCGTAGTGGTTTTAAACTTCAGTTTATGCTAGATACAACACTAAGTGATGCTGAGAAGTATCCTTTAAAGACTAGAGACTTGATTGTTACAGATCTTGGAGAACTTCAGGCACCTACGAAAGTAGTATGGAGCTCACAAATGAAAGATGTAATAGATGAGTTAGCTAACTTAGGGTTCACAGGTGACACATTACAACGTCCATCGATTCAAGAAGATTATGGAAACTATGAGGGAATGGTATTAGCTATTGACCCGAGTGGTAGAGGTAAGGATGAAATGGGTTGGGCAGTGGTAGGTCACTCTTTAGGTAAGATCTTTGTTCCAGCCTTTGGTGGTATGGACGGAGGTTATGAAGAAGCTAACTTAATTAAGCTAAGTGAAATAGCTAAACAATACAAGGTTAACAAAGTGGTAGCTGAAAGTAACTTTGGTGATGGTATGTTCTCACAACTACTTACACCTATACTAAATGCTATATACCCTTGTGCTATTGAAGAGATACGTAATAGCATCCAGAAAGAAAAGAGGATTATAGACACTTTAGAGCCTCTTATGAACCAACATAGATTAGTTATTGATTACACAGCTATAAAGAATGATATAAGCTTTGGTCTAAGTGACTCTAAGAATGTGTATTACTCTTTAATGTATCAACTTACACATATTACTAAGGATAGAGACTCGATAGTACACGACGATAGACTTGATGGTCTGACGTTAGGTGTCCAGTATTGGAATGACTATGGAATCTTAAAGCAGAACTCTGATGAGGCTCTTAAGCAATACCGTAAGAAACAGGTAGAAGACGAGCTAAAGCGTAGAGCTAACATCTTTAGAAGTAACAGTATGGGTGGTATCAGTGGTAGTAATACCAAGGCATCTTTAAGTAGGTTTAAGAGCTTCAAATAGAAGTGTCTGGAGACCCCTATTGATGGTACTTTTAATGAACGGACACTATAGGGGGAAAACTAAAGCAAAACTTTTAAGATTACCTATAGTTACCTTAAGACTACGTTAGATGTCTTAGTGTAATCTCTAGTCGAAGTTAGAGGTCTCACTAAGATTCCTAACGATTGTAGAGAGTCCTTGAGACTAACTACTACCAACACCCTCCTCCAATTAAAAGAAAGAGATACTTAATGACCCTCAAAGGGTTGTGTATGTTATCTCAAAGAGTAACCTGAAGAAAGTTAAGGGTCTCTTAAAAAATACTAAAAAAATCTGAGTGAGTATCATAGAGTATCTCGTACGCAAGTCCCCCCGCTACCCTTCAAGCTCGCTCACCTCTCTCAAAGATTTCTCAAATCAATCTCAAAGAAACAAAATGAATAACTTATTATATCAAAATCAAACTTAATCTATCCTTTAGCATCTTAAAGCATCTTAATGCGACTCAGTTGCAACTCAAAGCACTACTCAAATATCACTTAATATACACTTAATGAACTACTATACAAAATGTATAAGTAACTCAAAGACTCTTGAAGCATCTTAATGCATCTTAATGCGACTCGGTGGCAGGATACCCTAAAATTCTTAAGGTGCCCGAAATCTCAAAGGGGTCTTGAAGCATCTCAAAGAATCTCTAACTTATCTCAAAGAATTTCTAACTTTATCAACTCTTTAAGCAAACTTTAAGTTTCATTTAGATAGTTCCTGTCCATATACAATAACCACCTCAAAACTAATCTTTTTATCTTTTTTGTAATTTCTTTAAATCTTTATATAATTTAAGCATATCTTAAGATAAGTACCTATATAATTACTCTATCAAAACAACAAAGGGTACAAAATGAAAACTAAGTACAATTTAGAGAAACTACAAAAAGCTATCGATAAACTAGAAACAGCTTGGAAATATGTTAATATGGATGTATATTATCCTAAGTATGAAGCGTGTAACAGATTATTAAACAAATTACAAAACAACTAAAAAGGAATTTCAAATGAAACTATTATCTAACGAAAGTGCAAAATTAAATAAGTCACAAAATGAAAACTGGTTAAATGCTATCTTGTATTTAGAGCCATCTTATAACGGTAAGGTGTGCCCAAACGCTACTAAAGGATGCAAAAGGACTTGTTTAATTAATAGTGGTATGATGAAAATGCCAGTACAAACTAACGCTAGACTTAAGCGTACTGAGTTATACTTTGAAAATAAAGAGGTATTCTTATTTTTATTAAGAAAAGAAATCGAAGTTTTAATTAGAAAAGCTACAAAACAAAATAAAAGACTAGCTTTAAGACTAAATGGTACAAGTGACTTAGACTTTACTAGAATATATAAAGAATTCCCGTCGGTTCAATTCTATGAATATACAAAAAGGACTGATCTTCTAGACGTTATTAAAGAGTTACCAAACGTTCACTTGACGGTGAGTGCTACAGAAAATACTACTAAAGAAGATTTTCACGCTATCATTAAGAAAGGCTACAATATTGCGACGGTATTTGATATGGTACCTTTAAGATATAACGATATTAAAGTAGTAGACGGCGATACTACAGACAGACGTTTTGAAGACGAGACGGGTGTAATAGTGGGGCTAAAGTTTAAAGGATCTAAAGCTTTAAAAGAAAATGCTATTAAGTTAGGGTTCTGTAGAAAATAAGGGTAGCTTTAAGCTATTCTTAATAACTAAAACTGTAATATGTTAGTAACAAAAGAATAAAGGATATCAAAATGTATAATTTAATAGAAAATGGTAAAATTTGTAAAGTTGAGTTCATCAAAAAAGACGGTAGTTTAGGTGTGGTACACGGTCGAACGGGTGTAGCTAAAAACTTAAAAGGTGGATCACGTACAACAGATCCTAAAGATTACATTATGTTTTACGACTTTAAAAAAGGTTATAGAAATGTAGCTAAAGCTAGAATAACTAAAATTAATGGGTTAGGGGTAAATTATGTTAAGTAAGAGACAGTGGACGGAAGTTGAAAAGAGAAATGACTTAATTATGTACAAGTTAGAAAGTGGTATAGGTGTAAACTGTGAGACGGGTAGAATTTATCTTATAGATGGCTATAAAGAAATCGTTTTGGGTAAATTCACTAACTATAAAGAGTTAAAGAAAATTCAAGATAAAGTTTTAGATACTATTAAATATACTAATAGCTTTCTTGAAGATCTAGAAGTAACTCATAAATTAAAGGGTGTAAAATGATAATTGATATAATTGCTACAATTCTGGTAATAATAGCGGTAGCGGCGGGGATGTATTTGTTAGTAGTTACTTATAAATTAGCGATATCTATTAGCGATGGTATGGAAGAGTTACACGACGAAATAGACAAAAACAAACATTATAAATAAAGGGCTTTAAAATGTGCGATGGTAGAAATATAGAAAAAGACCTTCAAGTAGTAGACTTTGAGTTACTATTTGATGAGTTAGAGGTAGTAGTTACTTATGAGGGCGGATTAACTCAAAAGTTAGGTGTATTTCACTTGAATAAAGAGTGTAAAACTATTTTATGTGACGACCTTAGCACTTTTTTAAGATACTAAATCCACATTTTAAAGATTATCTGGTTAAGCTTAAGTTAAATAAACTTAAACTATAATATGAACTAGTAACTATTTGTTACAATAAAGAATAAAGGAAGAGAGAGTTATGAACCTTTTAGATTTTAATGATTGGTACGATAAATACGGTGTTAACTTAGAGACTGAGTTATTAGATTGGTATTCAAGATGCCCTGAGCCTTGGATGGTGGACGACTTACCAGTACTTGAGGACTACTTAAATGATAAGTACGAGGAGTACATAGGGGAATATGGAGACAGAGCGTACGATGAGTACAAAGACGATATGCTTATGGGGGATGACTAGATGACACCTATAAAAACAGAGCAAACTAAAAACCTCGTAAAGACTTTATATAGATTTACGAACGACTATGGGGCAAACGTCCTGTATTTTAAAGAGACTGGATTTTGTCAAGTGATACCTTTACAGTTTACGGGTACTAATAAGGCAAGAGTAATGAATGTAAATGTAATTAAGTTAAAAGATCTTACACCAAAAGAGATGACAGAGGTGTTACATATGATAGAAGAACTACCAAGTGAGGACTAAATGAAATTACTACAGATAAATGACACAGAGTTTATTAATAAAGAGTTTGTGACAGCAGTTACGTTGAGTACATACTATGAAAACTACTTCCTATATATTAGAATGAGTGATGGGAATGTGTACGAAACAGACTATTTCGAGAGTAAAGAAGAAGCTTTAAGCTTTATAGAGTTAGAGTTAAAAGGTTAAACTATGACACCTGATCAAGTAGCCGAAAGACTAGGCAAGACACTAGCTAATGTATACACCCTTAAGTCACAGTATAAGTGTAGCTATCAAGAACTATATGACGACCTTGTAGAGCGTCAGAGAGCCTTGGAAGAGTGTAAGGACTTATGTGTAGAGTTAACTGGTAAAGACATAGCAGGGGCTTTTAAACACTATGACAACGCCTACCAATTTATGGATAGGTTGTATATGGTGCGGGAACAACAAGTTAACAAGGTACTTTATAAAAGATTAATCAAGGTTATTACCCACATTAAAGGTAAGTAAGGAGTTAGTTATAAACACTTTAGCCGAAAAATACGAGTTACAGTTAAAATTAGAAAAAGATGCTAATGATTTTAGTTACAATCGTTTAGTTAGAGAGGTAGCCTCAAGAGTTGAGGGAGGGAAAGCCGACGAACTAACAGAGGGTAAGTTGATATTGGTACACAGTATAGATGCTGTATCAAAGAAACTTAAAGAGTACTTTGAGATGGACTTAAGAGGTAAACAGAGCACCGTAAGAGCCTTTATATTACCTGAATATCACTCAAGTACAAGAGATCTAGCTTATGTGATCCTTGTATCAATAGTTAGAAGTATTAGTAAGAATGTGTATGTAAAAGCAACAGCACTTATGACGCAAATCGTAAACGCTGTACACAAAAGTATATTATTAAGGAGGTTGAACGAGAACAATAGTAATTTAGATAGTTATTTAGATGCAAAATATTCCCATAGGAGTAAAGAGTATCGAGAAAAGTTAAAAGTAAAGATGATTAGGAACAATAGTAAACTAAATATTAACGAGTTAGACACTTTCACGTTACAATTAGGTGCTACATTACTTGATATTGTTATTAAGTCAGGTTGTAATATCATCGAAGATAAGATAATTAACACTAAGAATAAAACTATAAAGCATATAGTGTACACAGAAGAGTGTTTTAGGATGGTACTTCAGTCAAGAGAACGACTGCTTACCGATTATAAAAAGTATCCTATACTTGTAGTACCACCAAAGGACTGGGAAAGCTTTGAGGACACTGGAGGGTATCAACTCAAGGATTTGTACGAGTTACCTATGATCAAGTGCTCAGGATCATCTAAAAAGCTTTTAAGAGAGTATTTTGGTAAGAAAGGCTTAGGTGTATTAAACAAAGTATTAAATACTATACAACAAACACCTTGGAGGATCAACAAAAGAGTGTTCGATGTTATGCGTTATGTGTTCGATAATAACATTATAGATCATAAATGTCAGACAAACAACCCTTATTTACTTGGTAATCTACCTTATAACGGGTTGCTAGAGGCAGAAGATTTCGTAAGTCCTTATAATTATGATTGTGAAATATGGTTAGACGGTAAATATAAAGGATTACCTAAAGAAAAAGATAAGATGTTAAAGTACTTTAGAGATATAGAGGAACAGAACAAGCTTATCATAGCAAACAGAGGTAAAGCTATTATGACTAACCTGGTGCTTAACAACGCTGAAGAGTACCTGGATATGGACAGAATATACTTTAGTTATCAGTTTGACTTTAGAGGTCGTATATACCCTATACAACAACACTTACAACCTCAAGGGGATGGTAAGGTAAAAGCTTTACTAGAGTTCACAGAGGGGTGTAAGTTAGATACAGACGAAGCTGTAAGATGGTTTATGATTCACGGTGCTAACTGCTATGGCTTTGACAAGGAGTTATATGAAGATAGGATTAAAAAAATACAAGAAAAACATACGGAGATCCTTCAAGTCGCTCAAGACCCTTTTAAATATAGAGAGTGCTGGGCTGATGCTGACGATCCTTATTTATTCTTGGCTTGGTGTTTTGAGTATGCTGATTATAACGCAAATCCTAATGAGTTTATATCACATATTCCAATAGCCTTGGATGCTACGTGTAGTGGTATACAAATCTACTCAGGTTTATTACTTGATAAAGATGGAGCAAAAGCGGTAAATGTCGTAGGCGATACTAGAGAAGATATTTATCAAAGAGTTGCCGACAAGGCTAACAAATATTTAGAAGATGGAGAGTATCCAAAGTATGTAGAGTTTACTACATCCGACGGAGTGACTCATACAGAGCCTACAGAGGCTTTAATTAATAGTATAAGGGGTAAGATAACCCGTAAGCTTTGTAAAAGGAATACGATGACTCAGCCCTACTCAGTAACGAAGTTTGGTATGTATGAACAGAACAAAGCAGAGCTTAGTGATATGGAAAACAATAACAAGAAGTTTTGGGTCGGTGACGCTTGGTTATTTGCTAAGGTTCTTACAGAACTTAATGACAGAGCGATCACTGAAACAGTTAAAGGTGCTAGAGTAGGTCAAGAGTATCTAAAAGAAGTAACAAAAGAGGTAGTAGGTAAAGGTGGTTATATCTTTTACAACACACCTATCACAGACTTCCCTGTGCTTCAGAAGATACATAAAACTAAAGTAGATAGAATACAAACACCGATTGGTAAGTTGTCTATAAGGAAAACAATTCCTGAGATACATAGACAGAAGATGATCAATGGTATAGCACCTAACTACATACACAGTTTAGATGGTACTCTGTTAGCCTACACAGTAATGAAGCTATATGCTGATGGTGTAAGTAACTTTCACTTGATACACGATAGTTATGGTGTACCTGCGAACCAGGTAGAATATTTAAATAGAAGAGTAAGAGAAGCCTATGTTGAGATCTTTAGTGAAGAGCCTCTAAGTAAATGGTTGTTACAAGTTTGTAAGGACTATCCAGTAGGTGTAAACGATGTAATGCTTAACACATTAGACTTGGAAGAGGTTTACAATAGTAGTTATATCTTTAGCTAACCTTAAAGTTAACTTAAGAAAAGACCCTATAGTATAAACCCTAAGAATAGGTGAGTATATGATATACTTTAAGAATCTTTAAGACTCTTTAAGAATCTTAAGGAAGCCCCAAAGGAGAATTTAATGGCAACAACAACAAACAAACCATTCGCAGTAAAAGGTATGAACTTAACTACACCAATAGGTGAAGCGTTATGGTGTAAACATTCAGAATTAGACACAAAGTTTAACGCTAAAGGTATGTATTCAACACAGTTAGTATGTGACCCTAACGACGAAACAGTAAAAGCTTTTATCAATAAGGTAGAAGAGTTAAGAGAAGTAGCTTATAGAGAAACAGTAGAAACATTAGGTGGTGCTAAAGGTAAAGCAGTAAAAGAGAAAGAGCTTTACGAAGATCACTTTGATAGAGATGGTAATGAAACTGGTATGATTGTATTCAAACTAAAAATGAACAACGTAGCAGATAGAAAACCAGGACAAAACAGAATTGATATCTTTGATGCACAAAAGAACAACCTAACAGGTAACTGCCCACCAGTTGGTAATGGTAGTAAGATTAGATGTGCTTTCTTTGCTAACCCTTATTATATGGCTTCAACTAAAGAAGTTGGTATTAGTTTCTTATGGACTAAGTTACAGGTAATTGAGTTATCAGAGTATGGTGGTGGATCAGATGGTGACTTTGACGAAGTAGATGGAGGGTTTACAACTACAGCAACTAACTCTTTTGATACAGTTGAAGAAGAGCAAGACGACTTAGATTTCTAAGATGTCTAGTACACAAACAATAAGTGTACCTATAAGACTAGAGGTAGGAGTGAGAACTAAAAAGACTCACTACCTTAACCTTAATGGCTATAGGAACTGGCAGTTTCAGCTTAGTAATCAGTTAAAGAAGTTATTTAAAATTACAGTTGCTAAAGATATTAGACAACTTACACCAATTGAGGGTAAATGTAAAATAACTTATACAATTTATTATATCAACAAGAGAGCATTTGACATAGACAACGTCGGTTCTGTAATCGCTAAGTTTACAAATGATGCTTTAGTAGAGTTCGATATACTTGTAGATGACAACTATAATTATGTTCCTGAAATGGTATTTAAGTATGGTGGGGTTGATAAAGAAAACCCTAGATGTGAAGTGACACTAGAGGAAGTGTGTAATGACTAGAGAAGATGCAAATACAAGAATAGAAAAAATAGAAACGATAAGCTATGGTTCTGATTATGGCTATGAAGGTAACCAGATATGTGATTTGATTGATTATATATTTGATGACTTTGAGTCAATGACTTGTGAGAATTGTAAGTATTATGAATACCTATCTAAAGAGAATGGTAAAGGCAATAGAAATATGCCATATTACATATGTTCAAATGAAAATGTTATTATGCCTGATGCTGATGGTGGATGGTTAGAACCTTGTAAAGACTTTGGTTGTAATCAGTGGGAGCAGAAGAAATGACTAAACAAGATATAATAAAACAGATAGCAGCTGAGTTGATGTATGATGATGAGTGGATGGAGTATCCAGAGGCTCTACAAAAAGCAGAAAAGATATACAACAGTTTATATGAGGAGAAAGATGAAGATGTCTTATGACAATGAAGATAATGGAACAGTTATACGAGCACATCAGCCCTGTGACAACTGTGGTTCTTCAGATGCTAGGTCTTACTACTCTACTGGAACTTCTTATTGTTTCTCTTGTGGAGACTGGCAAGCAGAAGATAAGAGTAAAATAAATAAACAACAAACACCAAGGGAAGTTATGGACTTATTAGAAGTTACACATTTAGATCTTAAGAAACGTAAGATACCTGAAGCTATTACTAAACAGTATAGATATGGTATAGGAGTTGATAAGAACGGTGCTACGTGTCAAGTAGCTAATTACTATGACAAAGACAAACAACTAGTTGCACAGAAACTTAGATACCCTGATAAGAGTTTTAAGTTTATTGGTAATCCAAAAGAAGCTATGCTTTATGGTCAACAGTTATGGGGAAGTGGTGGTAAGAAGTTAGTAATTACAGAAGGTGAGATAGATGCCCTATCAGTTGCTACAGCTTTTGATGGTAAGTATCCTGTAGTTAGTTTAAAGAACGGTGCTCAAGCATCTAAAAGAGAGATATCACATAACCTTGATTGGATCAGTAGTTTTGAAGAGGTTTACTTATGGTTTGACAACGATGAACCAGGTAAGAAAGCAGTTGAGGAATGTACGAGATTACTTCCTATAGATAAAGTTAGAATAATTAGAGATGCTGATTATAAAGATGCTAATGAGGTACTTATATACAAAGGTAAAGGTGGTGTTGTAAACACTTTCTATAATGCTGAGAAGTTTAAACCTGATGATATTGTAAGTCCTATGGATCTTATAGATACAGTTACAGAACCTATAGCTATGGGTTTCCCTTATTATTACAACCACTTAACTAAGTTACTTTATGGTAGAAGATTTGGTGAGGTTGTTACAGTAGGAGCAGGTGTATCGATTGGTAAGACAGACTTTGTTATGAGTCAGTTAGCTTTTGATATTAAGCAAGGCTGGAAAGTAGCTGCTTTTATGTTAGAGCAGAGTACAAAAGAAACATTATTAAGAACAGCGGGTAAAGTTGATGGTATTCACTACCACATACCGAACACAGAATTTGACAAAGGTCAACTGACTTCGACTGTAGAGAGTTTCCAGGATCACTTGTATATGTTTGATAACTTTGGTAGTAACGATTGGGAAACAATACAAGAAAAGATAAGATATATGTTCCACAACTACGGTTGTCGTATATTTTACATAGATAACTTAACGGCTCTTAATGCTCACGCAGCAGATGAAAGACGTAACCTTGATGCTTTAATGGCTGAGGTAGCTGGTATTGCTAAAGAGTTAGATATCTGGGTAATGTTGGTATCACACCTTAACCCGCCTAAGAGTGGAGCAAGTCACGAAGCTGGTGGTAAGACAGAGCAAGGACAGTTTACAGGTTCTAGAGCAATTATGAGATGGTCTTATGCTATGCTAGGTATTGAACGTAATACATTACACGAAGATCCTTTAGAAAGAAACAAAGGACTTATTAGAGTTCTTAAAGATAGATTTAGTGGAAGTGCTACAGGTAACACAGTAGGCTTTAGATATGACGGAGAAACTGGTTTAGTTTACGAACTAGAGGAGGACTTCGAGATAATACCAACGGAGGAGACTAATGACAGCGATTTCTAAATACTATGTTATAAAAGAGGCAAGAGATAAAGAGTATGTAGTTTATCATCAACCTTACAAGTATAGTGAGTTTTCTTCTCATATATTAAAAGCAAAAAAGTTTAACTCTTATGAAGAAGCTTTAACTGAAGCTATCTATTATAAGTTAGATTTTTTTCAAATAGAACACTACTATGAGAATAACGAGGAGCTTATTGATGACAGCGATTTTTGATATAGAGACTAATGGACTTTACTTTGAAGCTACAGAGTTACACTGTATAAGTATTAAACTGATTAACGGTGAACAGGAAACAAAGACTTGTGTATATACAAGTAAGCCTATGGGTGACACAGCAGGTACACTAAAAGAAGGTTTATTTATCCTTCAAACGGCAGACCTTTTAGTAGGTCATAATATTATTAACTTTGATATACCAGTTATTAAAAAACTAACAGGTGTTGACCTAACTAATGAAGTGTTAGATACGATGCTAGTAAGTAAGCTTATGTACCCTGACTTGATGATAAAAGATCTTAAGAGAAAGTCTGTACCTTCAGTTTTAAAAGGTAAACATAAACTAGAGGCTTGGGGTTATAGACTAAGAAAGTTAAAAGGTGAGTTTGTACCTGAGAACAATGCTGATAAGTGGGCAAAACTTACAGTAGATATGATTGAATACTGTAGACAAGACTCGGAGGTTACAGCTGCTTTATACCAACACTTAATAAGCAGAGATAACTATCCACCTAAAGAGGCTATATGGTTAGAGCAAGAGTTTGCTAAGATTATATCGAGACAAGAAAAATTTGGCTGTTACTTTGATATGGAGAAAGCTAAGAAATTACACAAAGAGTTACTTGAAGAAGCTGACAAAGCAGAGCAAGAACTATTTAAAGTTTTCAAGCCCCTTAAAGACTGGATACCTCTTAAGGAATACCCAGAGTTAACAACTAAGAAAAAACCAAACAAACACCGTCAAAACCAGGTAGCGTTAGGTGCTCACTACAACGACAACTTAGAGTGGGGAAGATGGAAGGAAGTGGTATTTAATCCAGGATCAAGACAACATATAGCCAGATGGTTATCGGAAGTATACGACTGGAAACCTAAAGAATTCACTGAAAAAGGAAGTATAGTTATCAACGAGGTTGTACTTAATGAGTTAGAGTTTCCTGAAGGTAAGATATTGGCTCACTATTTTAATGTTAAAAAATTATTAGGGCAGTTAGTAGAAGGTAAGAATGCCTGGTTAAATATGGTAAATAATAAAACACATAGAATACACGGAAGTGTTGACACATTAGGAGCAGTTAGTAGAAGGTGTACACATAGTAGACCTAATATGGCACAGGTACCTAGTGGTAGAGCATACAAGGGACACGAAGCTAGAGAGTTATTCTGTGTACCTAAAGGTAAGAAGCTAGTTGGATGCGATGCTGATGGACTAGAACTTAGAACACTAAGTCATTATATGGCTAGATTTGATGGAGGCAGTTATGCAAAAGCAGTCGATGAAGGTAAGAAAGACAACGGGACGGATATTCACACGATCAACCAAAAAGGTGCAGGGTTACCAACGAGAGATGACGCAAAGACATTCATCTACGCCTTTCTCTATGGAGCTGGAGATGGTAAGATTGGAGAGATTGTTAATGGAACAGCAAATGATGGATCAAGGCTTAAAGCTAAGTTCTTCCGACAGATACCAGCTATCAAAAAGCTTGTAGAACAAGTTACGTCGGTTTACAGTAAGACTAAAACTCTTAAAGCATTAGATGGTAATCCATACCACATACGAAGTAGTCACTCAGCACTTAACACTTTACTACAAGGTGCAGGTGCTTTAGTTATGAAGTACTGGTTAATCTTTTTAGATAAAAACCTACAGAAAGAGTTTGAAGTAGGTAAGCATTATGAGTTTGTACTAAATGTTCACGATGAGGCTCAGATAGAATGTGATGAAGATATAGCTGAAAGAGTAGCTAAGATAGCTGAAGATAGTTTTAATGATGTAACAGAGTACCTTAAGTTCAGAATACCAATTAGAGGTACAGCAGATATAGGCGACACTTGGGCTGAGACACACTAATGGATACTTGGAGATGTGACACAGACAAGCCTTGTGTTAAATTTTGTGAAAGTAATGAGAACCACCTTTGTGGTATAAAATATAGAGATAGGAATAAAATGAAGAAGCAAATGTTAGATACTAAAATAGACCAATGGGGATTAGATAGAGGGATTATACAAAATGGTAATCCTTTAGGACAAGCAACTAAAACACTTGAAGAAGCAGTAGAGATTGTATCAGCTATCTCAAGCGATAACAGAGAAGAACTTATGGATGCTATAGGTGATACGTATGTTACTTTAAGAATGTTAGCAGGTTGTGCTAGGTTAAGGTTTGATGATTGTGTTGAGAAAGCATACAACGAAATCAAAGATAGAAAAGGCTACTTAAGAGAAGATGGTGTATTTGTTAAAGATACGGTTGAAGAAATCGACCACCCAAACCAAACATATATGGAGTTTGACAATGAGTAATCACTATAAAAGATGCAACTACTGCAGACAAGTAAAACCAGCAGAAGAGTTTAAAGGCTTTAAATGTAAGAGTTGTCAAGACAAGGATGCAAAGAAAGCTAATAAGGAGAAAGACAATGGCTAGTGCAGAATATCATATAATGGAGGAAGAAATGGAAAAAAGAAAACAAATAGGTGGCTCACATTATAACAACAAAGCAATACAACCTATCGACTATATTTTACAAAATAACTTAGGGTACTGCGAAGCGAATACAGTGAAGTACGTTACAAGACATAAAGAGAAGAATGGTGCTGAAGATATTAAAAAAGCAATACACTATCTACAATTTTTATTAGCAAATGATTATGGAGAAAAGATATGACAGAATTAAGTACAGCTCTACTAAGTAAACACTACTGTAGACCTGGTGAAAGTATTGATGATGCTTTTATGAGAGCCTGTGACTGTTTTGGTACAGATGCAGAGCATAGCGAGAGGTTATATTCGTACCTAAAAAATGAATGGTTTATGTTTAGTAGTCCAGTATTAAGTAATGCTGTATTACCTGGTGAGAAGGTTAAAGGGTTACCAATTAGTTGTTTCCTTACTTATGTACCTGATTCAATCAAAGGTCTTTGTGACCACACTACAGAGCTAAGATGGTTATCTGTTAAAGGAGGAGGAGTTGGTGGACACTGGTCAGATGTTAGGAGTATTAGCGATGTTACTCCTGGGGTTAATGGTTTTCTTCATACTGTTGATGCTGATATGGTCGCTTACAGACAGGGAAAGACAAGACGTGGAAGCTATGCGTCCTACCTCAACATCGACCATCCAGAAGTGGTTGAGTTCATTAAGATGCGAACACCAACGGGTGACCTTAATAGAAAAAACCTTAACCTACATCACGGTATTAATATTACTGATAATTTTATTGATGCAGTTGATAAAAACCTTGACTGGTGTTTGGTAGACCCATCGAGTTGTGAGGTTGTAGAGAAAGTTAAAGCTAGAGAGTTATGGGAAGAGATACTAACTACTAGGTTTAGAACTGGTGAGCCTTACATCAACTATATTGATGAAGCAAACGACAAACTACATCCTGCTTTAAAAGAAAAAGGTTTAAGGATTAATGGTAGTAACTTGTGTAATGAAATACACCTACCAACTGCTGATGATAGAACAGCTGTATGTTGTTTAAGTTCTGTAAACTTAGCTAACTATGATGAGTGGAGAACTGACCACTACTTTATAGGTGACTTGATTGAGATGTTAGATAATGTACTCCAGTTCTTTATTGATAATGCACCAGATGAACTAGAGAAAGCAAGGTACTCAGCAGAAAGAGAAAGAAGTTTAGGTTTAGGAGCTATGGGATTCGCAGACTACTTACAGTCACAGAGCATAGCATTTGAAAGTCCTATGGCTATTAGTATTAACAGAGGTATGTTTAGAAACATTAAAGAAAGAGCTATAAAGAAAACACAAGAGTTAGCAGAACTTAGAGGTGAAGCACCAGATGCTGAGGGTTATGGTGTACGTAACTTACACCTGATGGCTGTAGCTCCTAATGCAAACTCAAGTATTATCTTAGGTTGTTCTTCAAGTATTGAGCCTAGATTATCAAACTGTTACACACATAAAACAAGAGTAGGTAGTTACTTGATTAAGAACCCACAGCTTCAAGAGTTACTATTCTGTATAGATAAAGATACTGATGAGGTATGGAAAAGTATTATGGGTAACAACGGCAGTGTACAACATCTTGACTTCTTAGATGAAGACCAAAAGAAAGTATTTAGAACAGCTCAAGAGATGGACCAAAGATGGTTGGTACTACAGGCAAGAAGTCGCCAAGAATTTGTGTGCCAAGGACAGAGTGTAAACTTATTCTTTGAATCAGGAGCTGACAAAGCTTACGTTAATGATGTACACAGACTAGCATTTAAACAAGACGAAGTAGGTGACCCTTTAAAAGGTTTATACTATTTAAGAACAGAGAGTGTTGGTAAGGTAGAGAAAGTAAATGTAGAAGTTAAAAGAGATAAACTTCAAGATGGTGTCCAAGGTTCAGTGGACGAATGTATAGCGTGTCAAGGATAACAATGTTAGCAGAATATAGTAAAACATATAAGCCCCTGAACTATCAGTGGGCTGAGGACTACAGAAAGAAGTCAGAGAATATGCACTGGATACCAGACGAAGCTGACTTAACTAAGGATGTTGAGGACTACAAAAGTGCCTCAGCTAACGAGAAAGATTTTATTAAGA